GTTATTAACTGATGAAAATTAAGTATATTGGTGGAGAGCCAGACCCAAAGTATAAGTTCAATGAAATTGAAACTTTACAATGGGTTCAAAATCACATTATACAAACATACCATAAACATTATGGTAGTAGTAAAATTCAAACCACAGAGTTTGTATTTGACGCAGGGCATGGCGAAGGTTTCTGTATAGGAAACATAATTAAATATGCCCAAAGATACGGAAAGAAAGACGGGAAAAATCCCGACGATTTATTAAAAATAATACATTATGCAATTATATTGCTAGGAAGTGAAGATGGCAATAAAGAGTAAGTCTCATGAAAAGCTATCTTTTGATAATGTAGATAGAGTAGTAAATTTATTAGAGGACGACAATCCGATTACTAAAAAAGAAGCCTGTGAAATTCTGAATATTAGGTATAACACGACCCGACTTCAGAGAATCATAGAAGAACATAATGATACAAAGCTATTCCGAGAAACTAGAAGAAACCAGAATCGAGGAAAGGCAGCAACGGAAGACGAGAAAAGAACAGTCGTGCAGTATTATTTAGATGGAGAAAACATTTCTTCCATCGCTAATAGTATATATCGTTCCCCTGCATTTGTCAAGGGAATTATAGAAAGGTTAGGCGTACCTCAAAAACTAGCAGACTCAGACTATGATGGTATGAGAAACGCAATGTTACCCGAAGAATGTGTAGCAGATGAGTTTGAATACAATGAAAAAGTCTGGTATCCTAGAAAGAATAAATTTGCATTAGTAAAAGCAGAAATCACACAGTTATATCAATCTCAAAGAAAGGGATATGCTTGTTATGGAAACATAACTCAATGCATAAACTATGAGGAGAAGCATGGAGCAAAAGGATATAACATTTGGATTTTAGAACCTTGTGATACATCTAAAACTCTCTTCCCTTGGGTAGATGGTAGTAAGACAGGTTATCATGGGTTTGCACTTGCATATGAACTAGGTCGCCTAAAACATTTAGACAAATACTTATAAATATAAGGAGAAAAAATGGAATGGTGGAAACTGTTTATTGCAGTATATTTAAGTGGCGTTTTAGTCGCCATGTGGAAGCTATGGAGACCTAGCTTAATTATATTAAGAAAGGTAGTCCCGAACAATCCACTAGCCATACGACCAATACTATCAACATTTGTAGTATTTATATTATTTTTATTAGCTTTCCCGTTTATGATATATGCAGTTCTATTTGATAAACAAGCAAATAGATTTATAGAAAACTTTTTAAGAGGAACAATAGATGACGGAAGATAGTTATTCAACTTTTGTAAAGAGTGACCTTAGAGCAGATGTTATCAAATCAAAAGGTATTTGGGGTTGCGTATTTTACAGAAACAACGAAAGAATTAAAAAAGAATTATACACAGGACATAGTGAGTCATATGCCGAAAGCGCAGCTGAAAACTATGTGGAAGGGATAAAGAAATTATGAATTATTTATTTAAAGCACTAGTAGTAAAACTTCAAGGAGAAATTGAAGTAGCAAAAGCTAATCTTTTAACTTATCAGCGTAACCCAGTAGGGATAGGCGAGCATGCTGAAATCGTACAAGCGATGGAACTAGAAGTAGAAAAGATTGCACAAGCTCAGGAAAAAATAGAAATCATACAGGAACATTTCCCGAATTAAATTAAGCAAAACATACAGGAACTCAAAAATAGTTCTTGACAACATCTTAATATTATTATATAATATATATAAATGAGTGATAGATTTTATTTTCAGATGAAGCAAGCGACTGGGTGGTGTCCCGGTTTGCCAGAATCTTACAAAAACAGGAGAAGAAGAAAAATGGCTTGGACTGATGAGAAAAAGCAAGAAGCAGTCGACATGTATGTCGCTGAAGAAGCAACTCCAGAAAATAGTATGGAGATTGTAAAAGACATCGCAGAACAACTAGAAGAATCACCAAATGGTGTAAGAATGATTCTTACAAAAGCTGGAGTATATGTTAGAAAAACTCCTGCTCCAAGAAGTGGAGGTTCAAGTGGTGGCGGTGGCAGAGTAAGTGTCGCAGACGCACAAGCAGCAGTAACTAGTGCTATTAGTGATGCAGGTCAAGAAGTTGATGCAGCAATCATTGGTAAGTTGACTGGTAAAGCAGCAAATTACTTTGCAAACATTATAAACAATATAAACAACTAAATAGCATTTCTATTGTTTTACTAGGGTAGGTAATACTGCCCTAGTTTTTTGCATCTTATAGACATGACCAAAAATACACAATTCAAAAAATTTTGTTAGATGTATTGGAGGAAGAATGACAAAAGATGACTTTAAGAGGAGAGTAAGAGACGCAGGAGACTGTGTAATCACTTACCGAAGTAAAAACTCTAGAAAATTAAAATATAACATATGCACAATAGATTTTAGTACGCCTTATATAAAAGAAAAGAAGAATCGTGCTAAAGAGAACGACAGAACAGTTCTTTTGTTCTGTTGGGATACAGACTCATATCGTCTGTTGATGCCTGAAAATGTAACTAATATTACACCTATGAATAGGATAATCAAAAACGAGAATCCTTATGATTGATTTAACAGCACCAACAGTATACGAGAAAGTAATTCAAGAAGCAGATACGGAGCAAGTCCGTTTAGTAATCAACACTTTTAGGGGTGTTGAATACATGTCCCTGCGTAAGTATTATCTTAACTTTGATGAAGAATGGTTGCCTTCAAAGGAAGGGTTAACTATGCCTTTAGACTTAGAAAACAGTAGAGAACTTTTTATAGGGTTAGTAGAAATATTATCTCTTGCAGAAAGTAAATCTATACTAGAAGATAACTTCAAAGAAATATTAGACCAAATTTACCTGACCTAAAAATAATTCTTGACAAAACCTTAAAATTTTAGTATAATATATATTATGATAATAAAAGGAAGTCTAAATTATGACCAATATGGTCGCAAAATCAAACGCAAGTCCCGTTCGTCTAGTCGGTCTAGGACACTAGGTTTTCATCCTAGCAACACAGGTTCGAGTCCTGTACGGGATACCAAACAACGAGGGGCTGTAGCTCAGCAGGGAGAGCGTCGCACTTGCACTGCGAAGGTCGCTGGTTCGATTCCAGTCAGCTCCACCAGTGCAGGTAAAGGTACTAAGACTGACAATAGTTGGAAAGTAGAAATCAGTAAACAATATACAATTGCCCCTGCATACAACAAAGGCGCGTACCAAGTAATACCACGAAAAGAAGTAAAAGACATTGGTAAATAAGCATCAAAAAATAGTTCTTGACAAATGGTTAAAACTTTAGTATAATATACAAATGATAGAAAATCTCATAAAGCGAGCAAAAACAGCATATTATGGTGGCAATCCCATCATGTCAGATGAGATTTTCGATTACCTCGTAACACTGGCAACGGAAGAAAGTATCGGTTATAAAAGTTCTTATGAACGCAGATACAAACATATGTTTCCTTTGTTCTCCCTCCAAAAAGTGATTGAAGGCGTCGACAGTCCTCCCGATTGGGGGACTGACGACTTCATTGTCACGCCTAAACTAGATGGTGCAGCCGTCAGTTTATTATACGGAGGAGGAGAGTTTCAAAAAGCACTCACCAGAGGAGATGGTTTAGAAGGATTAGATATTACTCATAACATGAGATATATTGTTCCCGAAAAAATAGACTGGGAAGGAGTGATTCAAATATCAGGAGAAGTAGTTGCCCCAAAAGAAATACCCAATGCAAGAAACTATGCAGCGGGAGCGCTGAGTTTAAAAGACTCTAGTGAGTTTCAAGAAAGAGACTTATACTTTGTGGCACATGGTGTTGCTCCTTTTATCACAGATAATTATGCAACAGACATGAAAAGATTACATGAACTTGGTTTTGAAACAAGCACAATAGGAGAATATAGTAAGTTTCCTATGGACGGCTCAGTATTCCGTGTAGCAGACAATGATAAGTTTGAACATTACGGATATACTAGCCATCACCCACGAGGCGCATTTGCACTAAAACAACAAGAAAAAGGTATAGTAACTACATTACTAGATGTAATATGGCAAGTAGGAAAATCGGGAGCAGTTTCTCCAGTAGCAATCCTAGAGCCAATTCGCAGATATGTATGAACTTATCACATTTGTTAGCTTCTTTTTTATTGCAGTAGTAGTAATACCATATGTATTTAATAAGATAGGAGAGTGGCTTGGTTACTGACGACTACAAAACTGAATATCATGAGAGCAAGTATAAACTTGACGAACATAAATATAAAGGTTGGTATTGGGAGCATGAAACTCAACAGTTCATGCGCTGGAATGATATGATGGATTATTATGCTAACAAACGAAGTTGAAATACTAAAAT